ATTCAAACAATCCAGAGATAGCTGCTTCATTAGAAGGAATTACCTCTGTATCTGGTAAACCAGTGCCATTGAATGGAGACCATTCAATATCATCAAAGACTAGTTGTGAGTTTACTGGTTTTACCTTATAGTAAACTTCGACATCATCCTGAGCAGCCATGTTTGCAGTTAGTCTAACTTCAACAGTTGTTGCTGGATTTGCAAGTGTTACTTCCTTAGTTACATATTTAGCGAGAGATGTGCTATTCTTAGAATTGATATCTGAAGTGTAAATAATACCGCTGCTATAATTGACTGCAGAAACTTCAACAAATCCAGGGACAGATTCATTCAAGTCGGTTTGGTCTGCTGGCTCAATATTTTGATGCCACAGATTATCACCAACTCTAATAATATCACTTACTTGGTTAGCACCACTGTTTGACGAATTCCTTGCGAAATTGCCAGAAGCAGCAGATGTGTAGTTTCCACTAATAGGTGCTTTCTCTTCTAATACTGTAAGAGTTTCTGTCTTATCATCCCATGAAATAATAGTGCCGTAAATCTTATTGCCAAATCTATCAGATAGATTTTCTTGATAAACTTCCACCTGAGTATTGGGAGTGAAGTTACTAACAACTCTAGTGATACCATCTGCAGAAACAGCAACGCCAGTGAATGATTGGACACCAAAAGTTAGAGTCTCACCTGCTGCAAAGACACTACTATTCTTAATCTTCACATAAACTAGTGACCCAACGACTTTGATAATATCACCACGGCAATTAGATGTGTTGCCAGTAACACTTTGGTCAACAGTTGGGATAATTGGGTCGCCTGCCTGGTCAACAGGAAGGTTTGTAACATTAAACTTGTAGACTGGATAGAATGATAGTAACTTATATCTTCTGCCAAATCTAACTTCATTACCTTCTGCCTTATCGACCTGTGTAGAAATAACCTTAACAGATGAAGACCTTAAATCGATAACAGGAGACAAGTTATCAGCATTAGAGCTAAAGGTAAACTTATAGATTAAAGATTCGTCAATATTATTCTTAACTTCATTGAATTTTGAAGCAATGAGTTTTTGATTATCAAAGAAGTGCTCTTCATTCAAGAATGTTGTCTCGTAATCGGACTGTTGATATGAAGTATAATTTTCTCCTCTTGAATCCTGTGGAATTACATTGGTAGTTTTAACGCTAACATTGAATGGAGTTTCACTGAATGAAAGGTAACCGATTCTTGGATATAGTTTTTCATACTTTCTATTGTATGATGCTAGGACTTTACTACCACCACCAAAAGTGCTAGACCCAGCACCAAGGTCTGATGTGATGTTATATGCATTCAATCCAGAGTTTGTTACTTGGAATAAAGTGCTATTTAAATATTCACCTTCAATGCCACCAACATCATCTACCTGACGGAATGTGACGTAGGAATTGCCTGAATCTTCAAAACCACAATTCTTATGCATCACACGCATAATTCTATTGTTGTTTCTAAACAAGAGTGAATCTGCACTATCATTGGATGATGAATCAGTTTGAATTGGATTATTTTCTAATAATTCATAACCTAAGTCTTCATTAGTTAAACGAATATTTGCTGGAGTGCCAGTGACAAATACTGCTCTATGCATAGTAAACTTGATATCTTGACTCAAGTCTTCCGTCCAAGCATCAACATTCTGTGACCTGTATACAGACCCTAGTAAAGGTTGTTGAGTAATAACTTGAGATGTTGAAATATCAGTTTCTCCAAGTCTTGATGACCAAACTCTATAATCAGTTGAATCAGTTTCAATACTTAGGGAATAATCGGTATTATTTTGTAGATATACTGGGTGGTCGAATGTGAATCTGGTTGGAGAAACAGAATCTAGAGTTTGTCCATCTTGTGGGTCAACAGAAACGCCCATTCTGACAGCAGGAGTATCAATCTCAAGCACTGGCTCGATAATTGCTTCTCTACTAATAGACCCATTTGGTCTGAGGATAACTGAAGGTGCCTCAGTATACCCACTACCTTCTAGAAGAATATCGGTGTCGAATACTTCACCATTTGAAATGAATACGTTTGCTGTTGCTGCACTGCCGCCTGGTAGTTGAGGACTCTGAATTACTAAAGTAGCGGAGTCATATCCTTCGCCATAATCGGTTACTTTGAGTGCAACAATTTTGCCAGAGTCTTTTGCAATAGTAACAGTTAGTGTAGTATTATTAAGAGTGTTAAATTCTGTTAAAGATGGCACAGACAAAACTTCATTTTGCTGGAATGAAGTCCCACTCAAACTGGTATAATTTGACAATACTAAAGTATAAACTTGGTCACTATTTAATGATACCGTATTTTGCAATGTTGGTAGTAATTTATTACCATTTTGGTCCACTACTTCCTTAACTACACCTTTAACGCCAGATGTGGTGCCAGAAATACTTTCACCGATAGTTAAATTGAGAGTGCCGCTAGCATAAATTCTCAAGTAAGTATTTGATGCCTTAACTACTTCTGTGCCAGGGACAACATATGTTCCTGGTTTACCAGAGGTAGTGTCTGTTAAATAAACTCTAATTGGAAGAGTTTCACTCTTCTGGGCGAAGTAGAGGTCGATGTCTGTAACAAAACAACCTCCTTCCATATTCTCTACACGGAATGTTTGAGAAAGTGGACTTGGTTTTGCTTGTGTTGAAGCATTGTCAATAAACTGAATACCTTCAGATGCTTTTAAGAAAGCAGGAATAGTTGAAATAATTGAAGCAGGTTGATTTGGGAATGTGCCAGTGCAATAATACTTACACTCTGCAAAACTATCTACACTACTATCATTAGCATCTTCTGAGCTAGTTGTGAATCTAATTGTCTTGATGCCAGTGGAGAAGTTTAATTCCTCTGCATCTTCACCAGTCTCATAAGAAACACTATTTAAGTCACCTGTCCATGCAGTATTTTGGAGAGGTGCTTTACCTGCGGGGAAAATAAGCAAACCACTAGCATCACCATTTGCATCAGTCTTGATAGCAGACCCATCAGCATTTACACCAAATGGTTGAAGTGAGTTGCCAGCAATACCTGTAAATCTAGTATCTTGGCAAACCCATCTAGCAACATTTCTACCATCAATGAATGCATAGAATTTAGTATTTGGTTTTAGTCTACGGAGAGTAAACTTGATTGCTTTAGACCTTGCAAATAACTGAAGCGAAGATGCAACTGTAGTTTGACCAGTTGTTGTAGTTGTAATACCTTTGCCAACTTCGTTATTCTGTGGACTTACATTGGAAGAAGTTGAAATAGTTGCTGCAACAACATTTGCTTCTGTATTTGATGTAATATCATTGAGTGAACTAATGTTGAAGAAAGACCTATTTGTGCCAATCCAATTGGTGATATAGAAATTGTTTAGACTTGCATACCCTTCTCTTGCATCAGACTTATTAACAAATACAGAGAATACCTTGGTATCATTGTTTAAGATTGTAGGAGTCTGAGTGTTATCATACCAGTGGTCAATTGATGGACTGATAGATGCATCACCAACATACTGGACAACTACAAATGGATTTGGATTAATTTTGCCGTCTTGTGTTGCAAATTTATTTGAAACAAATTCTTGCTTTCCATATGGAAGCGTTAGTAAATTGCCAGTCTTTTGATAACCATCAATAGACCTTGCTTGATTTGTGGTAACTACTTCTCTCAATCCATATGAATTCTCCACTGTTGGAGCAGTCAAGATAGATTGCTGAGTATCAATAGAGCACTTATAGTCTAGCGACTTAAGATTGCCAATACCATGATTCTCAAAGTTATCTACAATAATACCAGACTTGAATCTATCGAGACCGATGTCATCTTTAATTTGAGTATTAAATGTTTGTTGCTCAAGAATACTTAATGTAGTGTAGTATTCTAGACGCTCAATACGCTTCTCAAGTTTACCGATATCACGCATCGTATAACGACGGTTGTCAACTGGGGTTACGCGAATATCTTTAATACTGTTGGTATAGGCAGGAATAAAGAGATAGTATAAAGCAATCGCATCATCTGGTGATTCTGGTTTTGATGGATTGAGTGATGAATTGCCCTTCTTGACGACAAAGTTTCCTTTCTTATTCAAAAAGATTCCATCAATTCTATCAAGATATTGTTTGCTATTAAATCCGAAGGTGTATTCTAGATTTTCATCATGTGCTGGTGTTGCCGATGGAATACCACCCGACCCGTTGAATGAAACAGTATTGTTACTTTCTAGAAGTGACTTGTTTTGGAAACCAGTAATTAGAGAGTTAACATCTACCTTAGGTCGGAAATCAACAACATCCGCTAAGAATACTCTACCAAGTGATGGTGAATTGAAATATGGAATATCAGAAACTGGGACACCACTGAGTAGATATGAATCAACGGTGGTAAAATCACCTTGAGAATGCTCAAAGTAATTGAAAACAATTACAATCTGTCCAGCAGGAGCATCATAACCAGGCTTCA